GCAGGCTGCAAAACAACCTGACTTTTCGTTCCATTACTACTAAACCCTTTCCACACCTTATACATGGTAAATAAAAACACTTGGATCGTGGAAGCCAAGTGTAGGCGCCAATTTAAACAGGCAACCCATAATCCACATTGAAGATCCTGTGGATTGGCTCCAAATTAATGAAGCAAAAGGGGTTGTCACGCAAGGCAGATGTCACCATCTGAATGTCTGCCGGTGTGAGCCCGTACCTCGCGAAGAGGACGCGATCTGGCACGAAAGGACGCGTACCGGATCCAGAGTACTTAGAATACTCTAAAGGTAACTTGAACCTGTCGTGTGAGCAGAAAATCTCACGAAGGCATTTAGTGATAGAATTCTCTCCAGTGTGGATATAACCAGCGATAACAGAAGAGTTCCAAATAAATGCACGTCGGTAGATATTTCCGCTCCCAGGTAAGTCACCATGGCATGACCCAAATGAACGAAGAACCGCACCAAGGTTCAGAAAAGATTGTGCCACGTTATCATCGTCAACGTAGAAACTGTGCTTCAAAAACTGACAGTGTTCCAATGATGCGCGCTCAAAACAAGTGACGTTATATCCAACGGCAAAGGCACATCGGACAACATCTTCACAAGTCTTGGCACCCTCATACTGACAACGCAAGGCGATAGACAAAGATGCTATATTGTTCAAAAGGGTGGTTAAGGTTGTCCCAGAGAACTCAATGGGGCATGTTGGTTGCAAGACAACCTTACCGCGGCCGCCATATGGCCGTATATGTAGGGGCAGTGTGCACTGCTTCACCCCACGCAACATCAACTCATGCAACCTAGGGTGGAAAGAAAAGAGCGACGAAGCCAGCGTAAACACGGCATTGGTGTTTGAAACGTCGCAAGAGGATATGTCAACCTCGAAAAACTTCCCGGACAATTTTAAAAGCGAATCGTCGGAAAAGTAATACACCTGATTGGTTGAATGATGCAATAAGCGATGTGCAACCTCACGCATCGCTTCAGGAGTCGCCGAACCAACATAGCGTAACTCCATGTCCCCAAATTGAAGGTCCC